CTGCCCTCTACCACCGGGACGATTCGAATTTCACGAGTCCCGCTCAAAGAAAATTCATCCTGTGCAGAGTTCTTTCGATTTCTGAAAATTGCAAAACGAACACCAAGACGATCGAGCCGCTGAACCTCCTCTTGAAAACCAGCGATAGTGGCTTTCAAAGCCTTGAAGGCTTCCCAAGTTTGACCAGAGTCAAGACTTCGCCTGTGTACTCTGCCGAATTTCGCAGCGAGCGACCCTGACAACTTTATCGTTGTCATTGGTTGATAGTGCACTCCCCCTGCTTGCATGTTTTTCTCCAATCACAAAAAACCGCCCGGAGGCGGTCAAAGATCGTTATTTGATGGAGCTAGGCCTGATGTCGAAACCGGCCTGGTCTCCACCAACCCGGAATAATCGTACTTGCCCTGGCTTAAGAGACGCGGACTGCTCTTTCAGCATGTCCGTGAAACTGCAGAGGCCTCCACCCTTTTTGTCGATTCCCATGCCTACTAAATGATCACCTGCAGGTACACGAAATTTAACCACCTCTCCCGTGTCTATTCTTGCCGCCACCTCACCATCGAGATAAACAGCAAGAAAGCATCCGCCTCCCATTGATCCTGTGTCCCTAGCAACAACAATCGTTCCGAATGGTTCAGAGGGCTCTACCTGATGAGAAAAAACGCGGTCTTTGGGAACCGGCGTTGCTTGCCCGAGCGGAATAGGTGTTGTCGAACACCCCGCCAACAGCGCAACCGCCAACGCTCCTACGATCAATTTCATGCAGGTCACTCCTGTGGGAAAGACGGGAAATGTAGCATCGACCGGATAGAAACGAAAAAGCCCAGCTCGTGGGCTGGGCTTTAGCTTAGAAAGGCCGGGTTACTTTTTCTTCACCAGCTCAATGAATTTCTTTCTCGCGAATTTTTTCTCTGGCTGCTCCAAGTCGCGCTTAATTGCATCACGGCTTGTCCCCAGAAGCTTCCCGTCAAACTCTCGTGGAAGAGATGTGCTGTGTTTTAGATGCTCTTTTAGGGCCATCAGGTCGTTTGGAACCAAAGCGTTAACCAATGCATCAATCAGCGCCTCTAGAATCTTGGTCGCTTCCTCTTCGCTAGCGACAGACTCATTGACTGCGGGCTTCGCCTCAGGATCAACAGCGGGAATGACACGAGGCCGGACTTGGGCCTGACGAACGCTCAGAAAAGAGTTAATTATGTCCGGCGTCCACTCAGTATGGGTGTCAGCTTCTTGGATTAGGCTCGGCGACTGGTGATTCTTGTCATGCTCATTTGCAATACCAATGAGATGAACTCTAACACCGTAATTTTGAGCAAACTGCACACCAACACGAACGTCCTCATCACCTGAAATCAACACCGCATCAGCGATTGCGTGATTTCGAGCGAGCTCGATCATGTCGATTACAATCATAGAGTCGACGCCTTTTTGCTGGCCGCTACCATTGAGCGTACCCATTCGAACCTTGACGTTGTTGCTACTCGCTAGACGCTTCTGCTCAAGCGTAGGACCGCTATTGCCAATTGCGTCGTACCAATAGATACGTAGGAGGGGGGTTCCACCAGAAAGCTGCTCTGCTGTCCCAATGAGCTGGGTGATCACTGCTTGTTCGTTTAGTGAGAGCAGTTGCCGCCTTACCACATCACCCGTTATGGCCTGAGAGCCTTGTGCGAAAAGATAGCCAGCGTCAACGAAAATGCCTAAGCGATTCATTTTCCGTCCCTAGAAAGTATTAAGGGCCCCCTCAGGGACCCTTTGTATGTCGCACAGCGACCCGTATAAAGTAGTGGCCGCTGCTCAGACGAAGCGAACTATAGGTACTGTTCACACACCCGTCAACACGATTCCACACGATTTAACACGAAGCCACACGAAATCCAGCGAATGAGCACGCAACCCGATGAATGGACTCCAGCACCTATTCCAAAACCTGTTCGGATGATCAAGTTTATCTGTTGCGAGGAGCTTTAAACAAAATCCTGTACGAATGCTCAGTAGCTCCCCGGCGCCCACCGATAGTAGCCTCTTGCCTTCACGCAACGGATACCCCCAGTCCTTTGCCTGCAAGCCCAAGGACTGGGATTGCGCCAATTTCGGCGCGCGCCACAATGGAGATAACAATGGACCAGAGCGAACTGAACCAGAAGCTGATTGACGCTGTGAATGCGCATGGATCAGACCTACAAAACCTGAACTGCGTTATATCTGGCCTAGTTCATCAGTTGGCAAGTGCACAGGGAAAGGAAGGACTTGAAGCCGCCAGGGTGTTCGCCCTGAGAGTCGCAGAGGCAATGCCAAAAAACGGGCCAGTGCGCCCGAATCAAAAGAAGATCTCAGAATTCTTCAGCGAGCATCCAGTGGACTGAGCCCCAATTCGTTCTCCAGGCGGGAAAGCCGGCGCTCCAGCAGATCGGCTTTCTCCTCGGCATCCTTGCCAAATCCTTCAGGCAACTCAATGCCAAACCTTTCAGGAGAAACCAGGCGCTGGCTTGCATCGAAACAGACGCCAATACCTGCGACATATATCTGTCCGGATTCTGAAACGGCCATTTTCACTTGGAACATAAGACTCTCCTGCGGCCGTGCCGCATCATGTGGCTGATTGTGCGTCTTTATGCCTGAGGATCAGGCGTGTGCGGTCGAGCCATGGCCCGCCGAACACAATGACTTCCGACGGCCTGCCGTACAGGTGGTGCAGCAGAAAAGGCCCTGGACCGAACGTCGCGGCATCCTCGTTGGGTAGTGCCGGATCGTTGCCAAGGAATACCCCGGCATGGTTCGGGTAAACCGTCCGCCCCACTTCCATCACGATCATGTCGCCGCGCTGTGGCTGGTCGACCCGATAGAAGCCGGCAGTCTCGTAATTGGCTTCATACAGGCTGATGTTTTCTTTGCTCTCCCACCAGCCATCGGCACGCTTGAAAGCTTCAAACTCCAGCCCCCACTCCCGCTTGTACCAGTCAGCGCAGACCTGCCAGCAATCCCAAGCCCCGTGCACGAACGGACGCTTGAGCAGCGGTATCTCTCCGGATGGCATCACCGTTCGCAGGTCGCCCTCGGGCCAGCTCAGGATGTGCCAAGGCAGCGCCGTAGCCTCGCACATGGCCAGGTCGCGCGCTGACGGGCGGCTGGTGGCGTCCGGGTGCGAATGAACCACACCGATCACCTCGCCGATATCCTCGGCCGCGGCGTACTCCTCCGGATCGATCCGAAACTCTTCGTTCGGCTCGGTGGAGACGTTGCGGCACGGGTAGTACTGTTGCTTGCGACCGATGCCCAGCAGCAGGCCGCAGCACTCTTTCGGGTACTCGGCAGCGGCGTGCGCCTGGATCGCGCTCAAGATGTACTTTCGCATGGTCAGCTCCGGGCAATCAGGGATACAGCAGGGAAGCCACCAAACGGCAGTGGGTTGCCCTCGCCGAAGCGCGGAATGCAGCCCCGGCCCAGTGTGGCGTCACACTCGTCCAGCTCAGGGTTGTCAGTCGGCACGCCATCCTTCGTGACGTAGCCGCCGGTGTAACCACAGTTCGGCCCCCGATAGCCACCGGTGAGACACCAGTGGCACAACGTTGTGGCCTGCCGACCAACGGACTCGCCTCCAACATCGCCCGGGCTAGCCAACTCCCAACTGACTGTCTCGCCGTCCTCGTTGGTCTTCTGGTCGATGTACCAGACTTCGATCGTCTCCTGAGTCGGGTCTGCCGTGGGGTTACCGGCCGGGAAGTTCTGCGCATCCAGATACGTGCCCAGCGTGTGGCGCATCGTCAGCTTAAAATCCGCGAGGTCTTGGAACGCCAGGCAAAGCGCGGTGATGCGCCCGTTGACGTTGCCGACGGACAACGTCGGCCGCACGGCTGTGCCGTCGCCATTCGCCTCGATGCCGTCGATCTGCATTGGCCAGGCACCGTACTCGTTCCCCTGCCACCAGATAGCTTTCGCGGGCAGTTGATCGGCATCGGCGCCCGCGGCGATCAGCTCGGCCGGCGTGTGCGGGATCGCGTGCCCATGGAAACGCAAAACGTCTGCCCCATAGTCCGTGCCGTCCAACTCAAAGAGCAGCACTTCGCTGCCAGGCTCAAGAACCTGGATGTCACTGATCAGCGGCATGAATGCCCCCTATGGAAGAAACGATTGGGTAAATGTCGTGGTCAGGGTGTACCAGCCAGCACCCTTCGGAGTGATCGCCGGTGCAGTGCCGCGGTAGAACGAGAGCTCGCCCAGCGGCGGCGTCCAGAAGAACGATTTATGTCCGCCGTGACGATCCAGAAACGCCTTGATTTCCAGCGCTACCGCCTCCCTCACAACGAACGTCAGCGGCCAGGAATCGACCCGATTGTTAGGGCCGTCCCCGACCACCTGTTCGTAGCCATTTCCGAACTTCGAAGATCGATTCCGGTATTCCGGCGTGCTGGTGGCTTCGATCATCGGGCACCAGTCAAAGGTTTCAACGGCCATTCACAAGCCTCCAGATCTGTCCGCCAGGTTGAGTTTCCTTGGCGATTTCCTGCTGGGCACCGCGCCTTGCGACATCCGCATAGGCTTGGCCAAGGGCCTGCGAGTCTTGCTGCGAGGTGCCGGCCCCGGCGCTCTGCACCTGGAACGACTGATGGATGACGACTGGCCCAGTGGCTGCCGGTGCGGCCGAAGAGCCGCCGGACAGCCCGACATAACCACCGTCCGCGTACCCGTGCTTGTTCAGGCGCTCCAGGTACCCACGCATACCCGGCTGCTGAACCACTTCCTTGCGGATCACTACCTCGCCGCCGTGCACGATGCCCTTGGGTTCGTACTTACCGCCGTCGCCGGTGTAACCACCATTAGACAGTCCCGGCCATTTCGACAGGACGTCTGCCGAGTACCCGGCGGCAGTGCTACCAGCCGACGTCGGTGCCCCACCACCTAACGCTGCGCCCAGGGCGCTGCCAGCGACGCTGGAGAACACATTCGACGCCGCCGACTGCAGGGCCATCTTGGCAACCATGCGGGAAAAGCTCTTGGCCACATCACCGAATGTCTTATCAGCACCAAACGCCCAATCGACTGCGGCATCGGTCAGTCCGTCATACAACGAGGTAAAGGCCGATTTGGCCTGTCCGGCAACATCCTTCGCCTGGTCGACGTAGTTTTGGAAAGCTGAGGATGCCCCCAGCGTCCAGTCGCTCCTGGCCTGATCCTCGTCCTCATAGAACTTGGTTTGCATGGCCAGACGCTTGTCGAGTGCAGCCCGCAGTGCTGCGGTTTCCTTGTCGTAGAGCTCGGTACTGAACTGATCCTTGTTGCTCTTGTTGTAGTCGGAGGTCAGCTTGTCCATCTGCGACTGATACGACTGCTGAATACTGCGCTGCTCCTGCAAGCGTTTGCGCTGCTCGTCGCCAAGGCCAATCCCAGCGAGGTTGTTGTCCAGGCCCTGCTGTGCACTGGCGAGCTGGCTTTTCAGGTTCTCATCGAATGCCGCCAACTTGCGGCGGGTTTCCAGCCCTTTCTCGCGCAGTGTGTTTTCGGTTTCGAGGGCAGCGTTGCGCTTGAGCTGAGCGGTGATCAGTTCCTGGTTCGCCAGCAGTGATTGCTGTTCGGCGGTGAGGGTTTTCTTGCCCTTGATGTCGGCGAGTTGCTGCTCCCACTCGACCAGCTTTTTCGCATTCGTGCCAAGGTTCTGGCTGGCCGCGTTCTGGTCACCGATGAGCGCCGCCTGCTGCTGCAGAACGGCGTACTGCTGTTTCGCCTGGTCGAGCGCCTTGATACCCGCGTCCTCGCGGTACTGCGGCGTCTTGGCGTTTTTGGGATCCTTGTACTTGTCGTTGATCGCGGCGATGTCTTTCGCCTGCTGCTCGGCGGAAATCAGCAGTGACTTATCGCCAGATGCTTTCGACTGAGTGACGCGCCGTTCAACGAGCAACCGGTAATCCGCCAGCTCGCGCTCACGCTTTGCCGAGTTGCCCTCGGTTTCCTTGCGCAGTTTGTCCAGGCGCACCTGGTCTTCCAGCGCCTGCTGCTGTTGTTGCTGTGCAAAACCCTTTGCCGCCGCCCGGCGATCCTGCTCGGCCTTGAGCAAAAGCTTGTCGGTTTTCTCCCGCTCGAGCGCTTCCTTGCGGAAGCTGTCGTCGGGCGTCAGGTTGCTGAATGGATCAGCGGGCTTTCCCCGGGCATTACGCTTGTTGCGCAGCGCGGCGTTGTCCGCGATAGCGTTGAGCTGCTCGTCTAACTTGGCGATCTGCTGGTCGAGCGTTTCCTCGCGCCCAACGTTGAGCGCAGCGTCCCATGCGCCCTTGGCAGCGCTCTTGACCGCGCCCCAGCTCGCCTCGAGATAGCCGAGGTTCTGCTTGATGGACGTGG